AATTTTCAATTATATCTTTACCTCTATTTTTAACTGCAATAACATGTCCACAATCAAAATTCGTCAAATCAATTATATAATTGCAAGAATAACAATTTCCTTGTCTTGATAATTTTCCAATATAAGTATCCCATACCATTGTTTTAAGTTTTTTGGATAAAGATTTTCTACTAAAAATTTGAGGTTCAATAACCATTCATAATTTTTAAATAAACCTAATAAACATTTATCTTTTTTTCTCATACATAATTCCCTTAACTCTGCAATTTTATCTCGAGTATCTTCCTGGATATAAAAAAATCCAATTTTAACAATGGATACAAATAGCACAGTAAAACAAATTAAACAATATATTGATACAGCAAATGAATAAAAAGAACTTTCGAATCGTGTGTCTGGTCTTGTTAATGCATCTCTGATGGTTTACACACATTAATTTATAAATCTCGTCCGACAAGCAATGGTGAAATTGGTCGCGCTTTTGGGCATATTGCTGATAAATTTGATTTATTGGGTATTAGTCGTGCTCGCCTGTGGGCTGCTTATCGTATTGGGAACACTTTTACTAAATTTAACACTGTCACAACATGGAATGATTTATATTTAATATCTGGTCTCACAAACAAAAACAAAAACTAATTTTTATTTTTTAATGTATTTTTGATTTTTTTTTATATTTGCACTAAAAATAAATAAAAAATGTCAACATCAATTCCTTCAACAGGCGGAATCGTACCAAGAGATTTATGTTTAAATAATCTCACAGTTAGCAATGTTTTATGTGTTAATAAGATAAGTGCAAATCAATTAACTCTCTCTGGAACAAATTCAAGTAATATATTTGTTCAAGTTACTGCATTACCGAGTGTTCCTTCAAATCCAAGTATTATATTAAATAGTTCATTTTACAAACCATTAGAAAAAATTACATGTTTACAATTTATTATTCAAACAACTATTCAATTACCTACTCAAAAAGTTAATTTGGCTCAAATAGACCCTGCTTTTGCGCCTGTTGTTCCAGCATCAGGAACTACAGTAACATCAACAGTTAATGCTGGAGGTGGATATCGTGTAAATACTGACGGAGTTATTTCATTTATTTTATCAGATTCTGCAATTACAGAACAATTTCCTGTAAATATAACCTATAGTACAGTTTAAAATATTTATTTTTTAAATATAATGAATACATCGTCTATTCAATAAATCGGACATGACATACTGATATTTTTGTATAATAAAAAAATAATAAATTTACAATCATCAATAGGGAAAAAATTGTGTATTGATAAAATTATTATAAAAATGCTAAACCATAAAGATTGAATGGTTTTATTTGGGGGTTTGGGTTTGGTTTTGAGTGCGAATAATAATAACATGAAGCCAATAACAAGAAAAAAATTTTGAGTTGTTGATTTAAAATTGGAATTGCATGATGAGTTAGGCGAGTTATGTGTTTTTTTTTGATGTAATTCTGTTTCTGGTGTTAATAGTGTGGGTATGGCAGAGTTTGTTGTTCGATCTTACAAAAGAGAGGAAGATCAATATACTGATCTTAATTTGGTTTGGTTTGAAAGGTTAATGATTGATTTTATGTAAAAACTCACATAAAGCAAGGTATTTTTTAGATTTTTAAATTTTAGGTAAATCAAGAAGCAGATGAAAAGGGTAATATTGTTGTAAAAAGATATAATAACATACCTTGCGGAGATAGCGAGGTGATTTCTGAAATATGAGACTGTTGATAATAATGTTCCCATTTTTTCTTTTCATGACCATCAACAAAATATGAAAAGGTAAAATATATAACATACAAACAAATGGTAAAAATAGTGAAATTAAAATAATACATTCAAAAAAGTATATGAATGATCCATGTAAAGTGAAATAATAAATGTTCCAATGTCATTTTTTTAACATACAAAAGCAGATATTTTACAAATTAAATAAAATTTATTATTGGCAATAGTTGTTTGAATTTTATTAAATTCCATTTTACACTCGTAAGGAATATTTCTATTTGAATATATAATACACGAATCTGAAGGAATATTTTCTTTTATCAATTTAAAACATTCGGATTTTGAATTTGGTGGATCTGTTAATATAACTTCAAATAATGCTGTCAATTGATATTCTTTATAAGGAATTTTCGTTTCTTCTTTAAGTTGTTGTCCATATAATTTAAAATGAACAAATGGAGTTTTATTTATGTTAAATTCTGAAATTATATCCTTTGTTGTTGTTGTTTTATATTTTTTTTAATGTTGATGGTCCTAAACGTTAAACATATTAAATTTTAAAAATTATTATATTATTGTGTTGTAATATATTATTTTGTTTTATTTATATTTTTTATGTTGATTGCCGATATTTTTTAATAACAAAAAAAGCCTTAAAAAATTTATTGTCGTTATTTTTAGTTATTTTACGTTATTAAAAAAAAATATGTTAAAAAAAAAGAAAAAGAAAAACATGGACAAGATAAAATTTCAACGTGAACAAACTCGACAATTTTGGCAAGAACAAAAAAATATAATTGAAAAAGAACCCAGTATTGATAAAGTTTATGAATTATTTAAATATTATAATAAAAATCCACAAAAAAATCCCACTAATATCGTACCTATAAACAAATATATTTTTCGCACAATGATTCGAAAAATGGGATATAAAAATAGTGGTAATATGCACCAGTTAAACTTAAAAAAAACAATAAACTTTTAATAATGCGCTATTCGATTATTTTTATTTTAACATGGTTTTCAACGTTTTCAATATATATTTTCTTCATCATCCTCTTCAGCAATGTTTTAACATACATAAAAATTTTTACTACGCAAAGTATTTTTTTATTTTTTTATTTTTTTTTATTATAATAAATATGCAAAATATTTCAAAAAAACACAGCAACAATGTTTAGTTACTGAATGCTTGTCCACCACTTTGGACACACTAGCCTTTCAACTAGTGAAGGACCATATCTTAAGCCGGAAAAATTTTTTTACTTTTTTTTTTCCAACCCACTCACATTTGGCCTCTGAACTGCATGCATGGGAGTATTTACATACCCCCTGTAGCACTTGGCTGCGGATTTTCCAATTCTTGACCTTTTTACTGTTGGGAACGGCATTACAATTACCGTGGTCCCGGAGAGGATTTTCATCCAACCGGTAGTAGTCAAAGACTCTAAGGAACTTCCCGAGCAATTTGAGAATGTTGCAGAAGAAAGCACATAGCACTTTCCACCACTAGCAACTGCACATAACTGAGGATGAAGTGACAACTGTTGTGACCCCCGTGCATTCCATCTTGCACAGGGCAGGTTGCTTTTCGGTCCAGGTGATGAAGAATACAAATAATTCGTATTCATCAAAGTTTAGACCTTCACGATAACGGAAGATATTCCAATTGCGGCCAAACACGACAATTTGTACTTGTTCGGCGGCTAATTCATCTTGAAGTTCGAGAATCAACTCAACGTTATCAATACGTGAGGCGTTCATAGAACCAGAAGGTTGAGGTTCCTCGGGGAAAAGGGCGAAACTGAAGCAATAAGTGAAAGATTCAGGAATCAAAGTGTGATATTGGTAAGGTTCAACCAATCGGAAATATCGCCCTTCTTTAGCCGAGAAACGAGGCAAGTTGTTCAATCGCAAGTGAACAAACTTGACTGGATCGCGACCCCATTTACCACTATAATTGAACCAGTTGTTAGCGTTCATTTGGCATTGGCGTTTGACAGCCCATATTAATTCAATAATAGGGTGATTGAAATTCAAATTCATACGTACTTGAGGTTGAGCACTTACGACATTGAAATATTGAACTTGATCAATCAATTGTTCAAAAGAACCAGTGGCAAAACGATCACGCTCATGGATATCCAAGTAGATATAAGTAGTCAATAAACGTGCATTAAGATCGTTTTGGTTGAGGGGTTGGCAACTATTACATTTCAAAACCAACACATCACAGGCACTGACTTGAATACAATCAACAAGATCAGCAAACATAACGTGAATTTGAACACCGTGGAATTGAAGAGAAACTAAAGGTAAAGCATTACCAGAGGTTTTGGTGAACCAGAAAGGAAGAGGAACATACAATCGGCGATCTTCTTTTGAATCAGCCACCAATTGAGCACGAGTAAAACGTTTACCAACCATTTCAGTTAAACGTTTACCAGGTTTTCCAGCCAACTCTTCCCACATGAACAAGAAATCAGCAAACAAGACACTGACGACTTGTCCACCGATAACTAAACAAGCACGTTGAATCAAAAATTGACCAATAGCGTTAGTCCAGTGAGCCCATGGAGTTGGTAATCCAGTGCAAGTATCAAATTGATCAAAAGTTTCAAAATCAAGATTAAAATCATCTTGTTGAGCAGATGAAGCCACTGGGCAGCAGTTATTGCAATTGCTGGGGGCTTCACCATCACCACAGGGATCACAAGCACTGGCACATGGAAATTGTGGAGATCCAATACCACACACTCCTTGAGTATTTTCTACGGCTTTAATGGCTGGAAGATCAATCACAACGTACATAAAGTAAATCAAATCTCCAGTTCTGTTCAATGTAACTTGACAATCAGCACCAAAAGAAACTTGCGAATTGAATGGTTGTTCGATGGCTTCTGCAGCATAGTTAGTATGTTTGTTGTAACGGAAACGGAAAAAAGTAATAGTAGGGTTAGCAGTCAAATATTGATCTGCGGCTCCCAAGGCAATCAACTCTGTTAAAGTACCTCCTGCTGATGCTCCGCTACAAGTTGCACTACTCGAAGTTTGACTCATGTTTTTTTATAGGGTTTTAAGTGAAAGGGTAAAGTTTTTTATTTATTAAAATTAATTTTTTTTTATACAACTCGTTTGACCAAAAGAGTAGAATTTTTTTTTTACAGTAATGTATATATCTTTTTATGGTTATAGATATGTGTTTCGACATTAAAACCTAATAATTTACAGACTTTTATTTTTTTTTCTTGATTTATTTTTCCAGATGTAATCTATACATGGAACGCATTCGATATCGCAAATAATATCTTTTTCATCAATTTTTTTCTTTAAAATAATAAATCGCCAATACAAAAGGATTCATAACCTTGAACTTGTTCAATACGACCAGAAGGAAACGTGTAAGGTTTGCGTTTGTATGACGCTTGATGCTTGATGCTTGATGCTTGATGCTTATTTTTCATTGGATGGTCAACTCCATATTTAACCATGCTGGTCTCACGTCCTTTTTCCTTGACATCTTCATTTTGGGTTACATGTTCGGAACCAAATAATTTTATTTTGGTATTTTTAACTTTTTCTCGAATTTCTTTATTTTTCAACTCGTTGTCAACTCCATATTTTTTCATGGAATTATCAACACCATAATTCTTCATAAATGTGTTTTTTTTACTTTTTCTCTTACAGTAGATGAACTCATAACTTTTTTAAGAGTATTGATGTGTTGTTTTTGTGAACATTGTGGACATTTTTTTAATTTTGTAAAGGTATTTGGTTTCCATTTCTACTTCTTGTCCACAAGAACATTTTTATCTGAATATTGGACTTTTTTTATTTCTTCGGTTGTGGGTTTAGACATTGAGTGTAAAATTTTGATTCTATTTTTTTATGATTTGTTTTTTTATACTACGTAATTAATATGAAACGGGGTGATTTTTTTTTTATAATTCAAATTTTAAAAAAAAAGTTGCATCGCGGACACAAACACATCGATCTGTTACTGGTTCAACTTGAGGTGTAATAAAATCATACTTGAAAGGATGTAAATTTTTCCATAATTTATCGTCATCAGAAATTGTATTGTCATTAGAATCTTCTGGGAGGTGTCCAAACTCTTCTTTCCATTCTTTTTCCATCATAATATTTAGATTGTTAGTGACGGGTGTGGTGGTGGTAGTGGGTGTTTTTTTATTATCAACATAATCAGAATCTTCAATTGCCTTTATCATCATGGTATCCAGATCACAGTGTTTGATGTGATCAGATGTAGTTGTAGTGTCGATAGTAGTGGTATCGGTAATGGCAGCAGATGTTGTATTGTTATTGCTATTGCTATCATTATCAAAATTTTCAAAATCTTCACACATACAATAGTTACAATTATTATGATACCAATATCTTACATGCTTTTTCTCATCTTCTGATAATAGTTTTCCTTGATTTTTAGATAGGTAATTTAATACCTGTTTATTGTATTTTGGAGCCATTTCTGAGGTAACTTCCTTCCCCCTCGAAACATCGTACCACATAAAAACATATTCCGATCCTTTCCCAAACATTGTAATTTGATATTTTTTCATATTATTTTTATTTTTTTTATTAGAAACTCTTCTTTTAAATTGGGTTTCAAGTTGTTTTAGTTCCATGTTAATTTGTTTGGATGAAAATAACCGGCATGGTGGATCATTACAAAAAAATAAATTATCTGATCCTTCAGGATTTCTATACAATCTTACTTCAATTCTAACCAACATTGTTGTTATGTAACTATACTTGTTTGAGTTTTTTATTTTTTTTTAATTAGATTTTTATTTTAATCAAAAGTATTATTACGTAGTAAAAACATATTTTATTTTAATCAAAAGTATTATTACACACTATAACGATTATTACATAGTAAAAAATTAATGTATTTTATTCTTCATCATTTACTAAATGGTCAGATGGTTTTTGTAATGGTTTTCTTCTTTGTTTC